CTCCGATCCATTTGCCTTCTGTTCGGCAGCGGCTAGGGCTTTGCCTAGAAGCTCGCCGTAGGTGAGCGGACTTCCAACATCGCGGTAGGGCAGCCCGCCGTCAGTCATGGGGGTTTCCGCCCCAGCTTGACGTCGCCTTTTGGATTCTCGCATCTGACGTTGCGCGAGTTCTCTGGTGACTGCCATCAGAGCGATCCTTTTTGGATGTTCTCGTTATCGGTCAAGCTTGATTGCTTTCATAGCGTTCGAAAAGCGCCATCAGTTTACGCGGAAGAAACTTCATAACCTCTGGCGAGTTCGGGTCGCGCTGCATAGCCGCGAGCTTTTCGTCGTTGATGATCGGGAAGCGGCAAAGCTCCAGCGCGCGAAGGTGCCTGAAGGTAGTGCGTAGGGACTCCCATCCCTCTTCGGACTTATTGGCTGCGGCCAGGCGTTCCCGGAGAAACTCGCCGACTTCCTTCATCTCCGGGTAGGTCACGGTGTTGATCAGGGCCAGTTCCTCGTCATTCAAACGACTGAGATAGGCGACGTTCCGATGGACCCCTCCAGAAGGAAGGGGAAACTCGAACATCGTCGCAAGCGGGATTTTGGGAGCGTCCGCCCGAGTCTGATCGGTGTTGAAAACCAACTCCCAATAGGCAGCTTGTGGTTCGGCGGTAACGTCGTTCATTGAAAGGCTCACTGTGTTAGAAACAGATAGCGATACATTAGCGATTTGACAAGCGCTAAGTCGTGCAGATATGTGGGTTGAAGCCCGTGTTGGGCTGGGAAAAGAGGTAGTGATGAAATCCGTAGCTTTGATTTTGTTGCCGATTGCTATTTTGAGTGCAGGCCCGGTCATGGCGTGGGGTCACAAGACCCCGAAACCACCCAGCCAGGCTGAAACGGACGCGCGAGCGATGATGGCGGCCGACTGCGGGGACGGACCCGATACGCACTACGGCGACTGGCCTGTTCCCCGTTTCGCAGCGGCGGCCGAGTGGAGATACCTGCATCTTCCGCTTATTGTGTGCAAGGGAATGACCCAGGCCCAGGTGCAGGCCGAATATGACGACTTTGTCGCGTCGGTTAAAAAGCGCCAAACCCCGACGGTAAATTCGTCCGTCACCGGCACTCATTGGAAGAACACCTACATCGGCTTGGTGGACCTGGGTTTGACGCCTTCCCAAGCCTACGACGTGATGGAGGCGGCGGGCGCGATGCCAGGGACATTCGACGACAACCCCTAGCGGATCAGGGCTACCCATCACTTCCTCGACATAAGCTCTGCGTCCCATTCCTCCGGGGCGTAGAGCTTGACGATCCGCAAGAGCAGAGCCACGTCGTTCCGCTTGAAGTTGCCCCCGCTCCAGCCAGAGCTTCCCATGAGCGAGTCGCCATGGGCGATCATTTCTTCGACGCGCTCGATCGCAACCTCGATCTCGACGATGCGGGAGTGTTTGGCGACCAGGGCGTCGAAGTCGTCTTCGCCGGGGTTCCGGAGCGGGTTGATCACTTCCATCGCGTAGACTCCTAGAAGTCGCCTTCGGCGACTTGAAGACAGGGGATTCCCTCGGCCCGCCACATCGCGACGACCCTGGCGCGGTCTTCGAAGATCGCCGCCGGGCGCATCGCTGAGCGCCCGAGAAACTCGCGCTTCACGACCGTGTCGGGGCGACGATCATTCTTGGCGCGCATGAAGGTCAGCAGTTCGGACGGAATGTCGTTGAGGGTCAGCCACTCCTCGGATTGTCGACGGTAGTTCTCCGAGCGTCCGGTCCAAATCTCGACCGCCGATCCCGTCTTGATCAAGGCGTAGAGGATCGCCCGAACCGGCTCGATGAGAACGTCCCTGTGGGCTTCGGCGTGGAACAACTCCCAATCGGTGTGTTCCTCATTCACCCTGTTGATGAAGTGAGCCCGGTGCGCGCAGTCCGCGAGGGTTCCGTCGAGATCGAAGACGAAAAGACTCATTTGTTCCTCACGATCTGAAAGCCGGTCCTGGCGAGCAGACGCCGCCACCAGGGCCAGCGACTGTCATAGGTGACGCACATCATCGCGCGGGCCTGGTGGTCGCCGGTGGCGTCACTCCAAAACAGTTTGTGTATTTCGGTGAGGCCAATCCAGAACGGCGTCCGGCTGTAATCAAGCCGGGGCGCGATCCGGTCGAGGCTGACCACCTTGGTTCCGTGTTGCTGCTGAACGCATAGCATAGCGTTTGCTATCGCACGTCAATAGGAAGGCGTCAATGCTTATCAACGCGATCCCACCCGCACACAAAAAACCGGGGCCTTTCGACCCCGGTTTGATATGCCCGCTAGAGCCGTAGGATCAGGCTGTGGGGGCGTCGTGCTGACGGGAAGCCTTGGAGGCGGCCCGACGCCTGGACATGGCTCCTGCGTCGTTCTTGGAGGACTTGCCCTTGCCGAGCGGCTCAGCGACCTTCCAGACGCGGATGCCCTCGACCCCGTCGTGCTTCATCCGGCGGGTAGCGAACCAGCCGCTCCCGAAGTTGTTCGCGGAGCTAGCCGAGCCGTTCTTGCCGCCGGCCAGGAACACGCTGTCGCCCAGTTCCGCCTTGGATAGGGCGGCGGCCCAGGAGTTGTCGGCTGTGCGCCGCTCTGGCAGCGCGACGCCCTTCTCGATCTTGAAGGGAACGCGGTCTCGTCTGGGACCCTTGGTAGCCATTGAAAATCTCGCCTTTCGTCTGTTGCAGGGAGGGAACGCTCTTAATAGGTGCGATTCACACTCATTGGAACCCCTGAAACGACATTTAATGCTGTTTTTCGATCTCGCCCGAATTAGATGGTGATCGAACTGAACCACGAGACGGGTGGATACCAGTGAATCCGCACAGCTAGATACATAATCAGCCTTCTAACCCTCGGGACGTTCAATACCCGCATGGCTTCGAGAAAAATCTGGTCGCATTGGTGATGGGTCCGTTTACCTTGCGTAATTAGGAAGTCATGGACGACAGCGGCCTTTGCTGCACGCCCCAAAATAGGGAAAAAAGGCATCGCAAATCTAGGAATCGAGCAAAAATCGGTCTGAAAGCCTATCGGGATGCTAATTACGTCTCTGGAAGGGTAGCTCCCGACGTGAAAATCGAACGGTTCGACCAATCTGGCGAGTCCACGGCCGGAAATCTCACGCTGTTCGATCTGCACGATCAAGGGATCGGTGAACGAACTCATAATTCAGGTCGAAAAGGGCCTTAGAAGGGCCAGCCGGCGCTGATGTCGATGGCGTCGAGGCTGGCCTGATCGGTAGTCGCCGCCAACTGGTCTTTCACGGACCTGGCGTAGAAAATCAGCGCCTGGCCGACGCCAATCGCCGATCCGAAGAACGAAATCATGGTCTGGGCGTCCATCGGAACGACCACGTTGTTCGAATCGATCCAGCCGAAGTCCTCATTCGGGTTGGCCCAGCGAAGGTTCCCTACGGGACTCCCATGGCCGATCGCCGCCACCGCGATCGAGGCCGCCGATTGCATCCTTGAGATGCTGGTCGGATCGCTCTGGTAAGGATGCCCGCCATAGACGAACCCGTTGTTGATCTTATCGGCGCATATCTGGTCGACGCCGGCGCAAAGGGCGATCACCTGGTCGGCAAGGGGAGGTAGCCAGTCGCTCGGCGGATGGACGTTGAAGACGGCCAGGGCAGCTTGCTGTGAAATCCCGCCAATGCTCATTCCCGGAACCGAGAAGGTCCCAGGAGGGGATTCCGTGATCGTCCGGCCGAAGTTGTCGATCATGGGGAGGTGCCTCTAAAAGTCGGTGGAGACTGCGGTTGGAGTCGCCGCCGTTGCCCCAGTGGCGCTCGTGGAGGCGATCGGCGCGGTCGCGCCAGCCGTGGGGTTGGTCACACTGATCGTCCGTGCCGCCACGTTGTAGAAAAGCACGACCCCGCAGTCTCCGTTGCCCCCAGCATAGCCGCCCATGCCCGTGCCAGAACCATTGCCGCCATTGCCGCCCTGTCCACCCGTGAGGACGATCGCGCCGCCGGTCGTCGAGGCTCCCGTCAGGTAGCGATAGATCAGGACCACGACACCGCCCGGCTGGCCGCCCGCGCCGCCGCCGCCACCAGCGTTACCGCTGGCGTTGCCGCCGTGCCCGCTGACCTGCTGGGACACGTCGATGAAACCGGCGGCTGTACCGGTCCCTCGATTGATCGTCCGCGCGCAGAGCACGACCGTCGTATATCCCTGGCAGCAAGCGCCCCCGCCGCCGCCCGCGTTGGTCCCGTCACCGCCGCCCGAAGAACCGGGCGCAGCCGTCCCGGTGCTGTAGAGGTTGGTCGCACCATAGGTGAGATCGTAGATCGCCCGTCCGATGTTGTAGTTCTGGGGTGTCGGCGATCCCCGGCTTGCCCCGCCGGCCGACACGCCAGCGCCGCCGTTTCCGCCGTCACCAGGTTGGTTGGGATTAATAACGGCGGGGGTTGCCGGGGTCGTAGGGGCCGACCCCGCGCCAGTGACGCCATTGGCCCCGTTGACCCCCAGGGGCGTGCCCCAGACGGCATTAAGCGTGCTCTGGGCGTTCTTTCCGGCTCCGGTCGACCCAGAGGCCGACGCTCCTGAGTTGGCGACACCCCTGAGCGATCGGTTGGGAGCGGCGGTTACATCCAGCGTTCCCGAACAGAAAATCCGCCAACCTTCGGTGTTGATCGCCGCGCCCGTGGTGATGGTCAGGTTGTGATAGAACATATCCCGCGCAAGACTCAGCGCGCCGCTGATCGTCACGTCGCCATCGCTGCCATCACCGAATAACTCGATGTCAGTCTGGGCGTGAGCTTCGCTGCTGGGCAGTCCAACGGCCAGGGTATCGCCGCCAGTCGAACTCATTTCCATGAGTCGACCGGATGCGTGGTCCATATAGACCGGGTTTCTGTCGGTCACATTTTACTCCGCGAAGTGGGGATCGACCACGGCCTTAGCCGAGGACGATCTCTGCGCGACGAGTGAAGTGGATTTGGGTCGCCGAAACCGCGTCGCCCAGGTTTTGGCTGACGTGGCCGGTGGTGGTCGGCGATGTCGAGGCAGAGCCACCAGGCGTGGTATCCGAAAGGAACGCCGGACCCACGGTCGCGCCCGTGACCGAGGTGTTCATCCCGTTCAGATACACCGTGGCGGTTGCACCGCTGGCGAACGCCGCCAAGACGAAACCCATCGCCGGCTTTCCCGAAACGGAGGCGTCGGCATTGCGGACGTTCTCGGTGCCGGCATTGCTGTAGATGTTCACGAACGCGCCTGCCGAGAGGGCCTCGGAAGCGAGGAGCGCGATGGTGTCCGCGCCGATCCCGCTGGGAAGCATGGCATTGGTCAGACGACCGTTGACGTCCAGCGCGGGAATCTTGTTCGCGTCGCCCGCGCCGCCGGCGACAGCAGGCGCGGTTTCGGTGATTTGCCCGCCACTTTGGGCAAGGAATTTCTGGGCCATGGCGTGATTATCTCCTTATGGTCTATGGCTTTAGGCGGTAATGATGCTGGGCCTGAGTTGGACCAGCAAAACAGTGGGTGCGAGTGCGATGCCGATCTGCTTGATCCAAGCGGCGGTCGGGGCTTGCGGAGGATTCTGGGTGAGCGCGCCGCCCTGGGCGACGTAGACACCGCCGAGCGCCCAGTTCCACGAGGGCTCAGTGATGGTGCCGGCGACTTGGACGGTGGCGGGAGCGCCTTGCGAGGCCGCCCCAGTAGTGATCCCGATAATCAGATCGCCATCGGTGGGAACCGTGTTGTCGGGGTAGTTCACGTCGCTGCCGGCGACGATCTTGACCGCGAAGTGTCCCGAAAGCGGGACCTGGGCGTCGTAGGTCACGGTCAACCCGCCGGCGTCACCTGGCGGCCCTTGGGGGCCGATAGCGCCGGTGTTGTCGAGGATCACAACGGGGCGGGGTTGGTCGGTGACGACCGTGGGCGGCGGCGAGTCGAGGATCACCGCAGGCATCGGGTTATCCAGAATGACGGTGGTCATTGGGCGACCTCCGTCTCGGCCGTGACCTGGAAGTCATCGGCCCAGAGCCTTCGGGTCGCGCCGTTCTGGGTCATGGTGACGTAGTAGCGGGCGGTGACATCGGCGAGTGGGAGCAAGGCCGCCTTGGCAAGCGCCAGGGTGATCACGTTGCCGGCGACCGTGACGGGAATGTCGATGAAGACCTTGGTGCCGACGATCTCGATCGCAGCGGAGAAGGTGGCTCCGGTGAGGTCCATCGCCTGGGACTGCGCGATGGTCGGATTCACGGTGTTCACATAGCCGGACTGCCGAACCATGAGCGTGTAGCTCTGATTCAGATCATCGAGAACCGAAACTGTTATCGCCAGACTGCCCATTAGCCAATTATAGTCATGGGTAGCTTAGTTGTCATCTTCATGGGTCATTCTGTCTGCCCAGTATTGAACCTCCTGCATGAAAACGACCGCATCGTAGGCGAGAAGAACCGTTGCAAGCGGCTTTCGTATGACCTTGCGATCGGCGTCGGTGCCGTTTTCGAAACCCTTGAGGAGGACCTCTTCGCAGCCTTTGAGGCTGTCATAGAGTTCCTCCCAAAGAGGCTTTTCCTTTGGTTCCTCGGCTTCCACGGTATCGGCAAGGATTTCCAACTCGCCGATGTCGATCGGGTCATAGGTAAACAGCGCCATGTAGGGGCTTCGCGCCATCAAGCGGAGAAGTTTGCCGATGCGCTTCTTCCGATAGGGCTCCATGCGGCGCACCTTCAGTCGAGGGGATGGTCAGCCGGCCAGCCGTTCACATGCGCCATCTCGTGGCAGACGATCTGGGCGTAGTGATCTCCGGTGAAGGCGAATGGGCACGGGTCGGGAAGGGTGATGTGCGACTCGGTCGTGCAGGCCACGAACATCACTCCCTTACCTGGAGGGCCGAGGCCCTGGCTTGCACAGTCATCGCTGACTTCCGTAGTTGGCACAAAAGTCACCGTGACGTCGGGGAGCGCGATCCGATACCGAGGCGGGGGCTGTTGCACATACCAACCACCGGGAAACCCGGCTACGCCATAAACAGCGTCGGTATCGATTACGGGCCTTAAATGAGCAGGGGCGGGAGCAGGAGCGGGAGCCCAGAAAAACGCGGCTACTACGGCGGCCCGGAGAAACGCGAAAACCATCCGCCAATCATACTCACGGCTGGCTCTTTACGCAAGCCAAAACATATAAGAAAAAGGCCCTAGAGAACTAGTCTCTAGGGCCGCATCTTGTCGCAATCCAACCGAGGATAGAGGCGATGAAGACGACGATGATCGCGAAATCAACCGCCAACTCAGTTTAGATACCGAGGATGATGATCTGGTAGGCGACCGAAGTGCCCGCGCCGCCATTGGCGACCTTCAGGGAGTTGGTCGAGCCGGTGACGGGCCAGCCGCCGGTCGAATTGTGGTCGTAGAGGAGAAGCTCGCTGCCGGGGCGAACGGCGATGGTCGCCGTGGCCGAACCGAACGGACCAACGAAGGTGGTGGTGGCTGCGCCGCCGACGATCACGTCATTCGTGTTGTTGGCGTTGGCCTTGACGTAGATCGCCTTGATCCCGCCGAAAACCAGCGGGACGTTGTTGGGATCGTTCAGGCCCGATACGAGATTCAGGGTTTCGCTTGCCGAAGCCGCCAGAGTCCGACTGGAGGCGAAGCAGTAGTTCGCCTGGCCCGCGCCCGCGCCGGGGGTGAACTTGGTCGAGTTGGAAAGGGCGACCTTGGAGTCCGCGTTGGAAAGGTCGTTCAGGCCAGTGACCTCGGCGATAACTTGCGTCGAGATCGAGGCGTTAAGAGTGCTCATCGGTGTTTCTATCGTCCCATGCTAGATTGCTGAATAGGATAACATCGGTCTCGTAGGGAGTCATCAGTTACTTGGAATAACAGGTTATGTCTAGGGGCATCGCATAAAAAGAAAGAGCCCCGCTTTCGCGAGGCTCTTTCCATGGGATCGCTCCCAAGCGAAACCTGTTTCCTCCGCTGGTGCGCGGACCCCTTTCGGGGAAGGTTCAATCTCTAGGAGACTCGCTCTAGGGGCACGCGCCGCCGCCAGGGACGGGGAGCGTGTTGGGCACGGCGGTCGTCACCGGGACCTGTTTATTCAGGCTGTTCCCAGTGGGAGCGGCTTGAGAGAACGGCGCACCTTCGATGATGTAGCGCGGGGCGACGTTGCCTTGGACCACGACGTTCGTGTCTCCCGGACCCACAGAGTAGATGATCCGAGCGAGATAATCGGTGAACGAGACAACGGTGTTGTTCGTGATCGTCAGGCCATCGACGCCGTTGGCATCGATGCTATTGAAAGCGCCGCCGTGGAACTCGTTGCCGTTGATCAGGACGTTCTTCCAACGCCCGCCAGAGGCGCTGATGAAGACGTTCTGGGTCGGACGGCCAACCCCGCGATCGTAGCGGTTGCCGATGACCTTCACGTCATGGAAGCCGGGCGCATAGCCGGTCGTCCACAGTTGGATGAAGTCTGGGTGATCGGTGTCGGCCGCGTCGGGATGGTTCGACCAGGCGCGGTTGCCGGCGATCGTAATGTCGCTGGAGCCGCCACGGATCGAGTCGTCGCGCATATTGTGGAAGGTGTTTCCGGTGATCGTCACATAATCGTCGATCCAGTGGGCCAGGGCATTGTGGTAGTGGCTGAAGTCGTTGCCCGAGACCGTGATGTGGGTCGAGCTTTCGATCACAATACCCGAGGGTTCCGTCCCGAGGGTGCCGCCGGGATCGCTGGTGAAGGTGTTGCCCGAGAAGGCAATACGATCAGAACTGCCGACGCTGTAGCTGATTTGGCCCTTGGCCTTGCCCCCAGTGGGATCGGCGACGCCACTGTAGAGCGGGGCGGTGAAGTCGAGGTGCTGGAAGGAGATGCCGGCGTCGTCGGTCAGACTGAGGTCGCGCACGACAGGCGGATGGGCGGGATCAGCCGGGACAACGGTGATGCCGTTGGTGAACTTGAGACCCCGGATGACGTTGCCGCTGTAGGTTCCGGCGGGCACCTTGACGGTCGAACCATCGGGGGCGGCCATGAGCAGCTTGGCGAGCGGGCTTGGGGCGAGAGCCGCAAAGGTCGGCCCAGCGGCGAGAAGAGCGCTGGCCGCGAGAAGCGAAGCGATAAGGCGGATCATTTTTTCTCCTGGTGAGGATTGAGATCGCCATTTTAGTCCCTTCCGGATAAGATGTCACTCCGGACTATGTGTTCATTCGGTGGCATGTCCCCTTTAGATCATCCAACCGAAACCAAGTATAAAAACAGGTAGTGACTCTTAATTACGATCCGCCTATAATCTTCGTCTCAACTCCTTCGAGAGGACCAGAAAGTTAGATGACTGCATCCACCGCACTTCGCGCCGCGATCGCCAATGGCATCCACGGCGTGTCGCGCCCCGGCAACGAGGAGTTCGCAATCCTGCGGAACTACGCTCTCGGAGTTGATGGCGGCGACACCGGCGCTCCTGGCGCATCGGCGACCAAGATGTTCGCTGACAGCCGTAGCGTGGCCGCTTCCGCGAACGACAACCTTGATATGTCCGGCTCTCTGACCGCCGCTGACGGCACTACGTTCTCGCCCAGCCTGGTCTATGGCATCGTGGTTCGCAACACCGCCGCCGCTGGCGGGGGTGTCCTGACCATCGGCGCAGCCGCCGCCAACCAGTTCGACGGCCCCTTTTCGGCCGTCACTGGCGCGGTGAAGCTGGAGCCGGGTGAGTCGGTAGCCTTTGAAAGCGTCGCGGGCTGGGCCGTGGTCGGCGGCACCGGGGACATCCTCGGCGTCTCCAACTCCGCTGCTGGGGCCGCGACCTACGACATCGTGGTCATCGGAGCCTAAAGCTCCCAACACGACTTCTTCGGAAGTGATTGAGGAGAAGGCCGGGGCGCTATCCCCGGCCTTTTTCTTTGTCCGTAATGAAACGTAATGAAGCCTAATGGAAGGTAATGGATGGCAATCCAGTCCACCCCCTTTGGCCGCGTGACCCTTACCGGGGCCGATGCGGACAAATTCATCAAGCAAGCCGTCTATGGACGGCCGAAGTCCGCTGCACATGAAACGGTGAAGCGCGGCTGCGAACTCGCGCGTCGGTTCCAGAGTGAAGGAAAGCTGATCCTTCAGGCCAGCTAGTCGCCGGCTGCTCTTTTGGCCCTACTCGGTGGTGAGAACGACGTTCAGTTCCTGAAGGGAGCCCATGAAGATTCCCATGGCTTCCTTGCTGGCGAATTCGAGCTTGAGATGGGGCGGCCGATCGGCCGGCGATAGATCGACAATGACACTCAGGACGTTCTTGGCTGCTGACTCGATCGCCAGGAGCCGCTGAAGCGTAAGTTCGCGGACGACGATTTTGCGCTCATTAAGCAGCATCACAGTTGCCCGTTATCTCGCTCCACCAAATCCGGAATCTATGCCATTGGACGTAGCCCCAGACGAGGTATGGGTTAGTTTCCCAGTAAGCTCTGACTAACATTGGAGGAACGCCGGAAGCTGCGGGACTGAACAGAGTTCCCTTTCGCGCGAGGCGAAGGTGACAACGCCGCCAGCCCAGTCCTCGAAGTCCTGCCAGAGAGAGACGAACCCTTCGGGACTGCCATCGTTCTCATGGTATTCCTCGAATTTGACCGCCATCTCCTCGGCCTCGGACGCCTCGAACACGAGATCGCGCGTCGAGAGGGTCTCGGCGGCTCGATCAAGCCAGATCGAGATGTAATGGGCCATTACGCTGTGCGGGATGACCTGTTTGGGCCAACGCGCCAGGTAGGGGGCGAAACTGAATTTGAGAACAGAAGCAGACATTGGACCAAGATTGTAACGCAAAGGTGGTTTATTATATAGTTCGCCGAACATGACTCGTCAACGCTAGTTTTCCGGCCTGTTTTCTAGCCATTTTCTATACAGTTCGCGGAACATCAATGCGGACTGTTGAAGATCATAACGCATCACGGTGATTATGCGATCAGAGGGCACCGTCGACGTGAGACTGCGATCGGAAACGAAATAGCGCCGTCCCTTGTCATCGGTCTCCACCCTTCCGACCGTGTATGGGGGCTCGTCATCGATCTGCGCCAGGAAGTAGCGACGATTGAAGATGGACAGGACCACCCGGAACTCCGGGGTTGGCTCGGCTTCGGAAAACGCGGTCTTCGCGACCGTCTCCCAAACGCTTTCGGGCGTATAGGAATAGGTCTCGCAGGCCACTCCGAACTGGACGCTGGAAAACTCCGAAAGGGTGTGGGCGATGAACACCTTCAAGACGTTCATCGGCGACCACATCCTCACCCGGCGGGCGTTGAGGACGCCATATTCCGCCTTCGCCAGGTAGCTAGATATGGCGGTCCTCAGTTGGGATGCGGTGATCCCGAAGTAGTTTTCTACCTCATGTTCTTCGAAAAGCAGTTCGGACGCCACTGTCACCCCATCAGCAGTCAACTGAAGTGAGCTAGGGGGTATACCCCCCGTCATTGTCAAGCTTTCCAATGGGGTAACAAGATTCGCATAACGCTAACGCCGGCTTCAATCAACATCAACTCGGCCAGTTCCAGGGAGAATGTGGATTGGTGATGCGACTTATCCAGATTTCCACTACCCGGCGGAATGACGACCCTGGTGATCCCAACTTGAATTATAGCTCGGGCGCAAACTGAGCATGGGCTTCCGGTAAGGTAGATAGTCGAGCCTTTGAGGGCGACCCCATGTCGCGCCGCGTTGTAGATGGCGTTGCGTTCAGCGTGTTCGGTCCAGTCATACTTTGCCGGACGCTCGTGTCGGTGCTCGACATTATCGTCAACGCCGCGCGGGAACCCGTTCCAGCCAGCGGAAAGCTGCACATGGTCTTCCGAGACGATGACCGCGCCACATTTGGTGGAACGGTCTTTGGACTTCCTGGCGACGTGAAAAGCGTCTTCCAGAAAGTGCTGATCCCAGCGCTCTTCGGAGGTCGTCATGGGCGCGACCGTCCCAAGTGCATCGGAATGTCGCGGGCCACCTGGCGCAGATCGGCGAGGGTGAAGCCGTTGTAGATAACGAGATCGATGAAATCCCGATTCCACTCATCGAAGGGATTGCCTGACGGTCCGACGCCGGGGCGGTCTATCTGAAGGGCGACACCGCCCGCGTCGCGATAGGCCCACGCCTGGGTCTTGCGGACGCTGGGATAGACGTAGAACGGGGCGTTGGGAAAGCTGCGACGGGCTTCAGCCATCGCCCTTGTGGGGATGAAATTCTCCCCGTAACGGCCTTCCAGGTAGTCTCCGAGACAGCCAAGCATCTCGCGAACCGTCTCGGTGCGAGCCAGGACCCTGTAGCTGCGGTTCTTTCCTTCGTGCGTGTAACAATCCTCGGGGTTTATCCCATATAGCGTAGGGACTGCCTTGCGAAGGATCGCGCCGTCGTCGATCAGAACGCCGCCAAACTCTTCGCAAAGGATGGTTGCTAGCTCTGTCTTGCCACTCTTCGGATAACCGCAAATAGCGACGTGACGATACTGTTCCGGCCAAATAGTCATTGATTACGTCCTTTGGAAGCCCAAGGCTTCATAGTCAAAGTCTTCGTCGCCTTTCAAAATGTTCTCAGCGAAGCCCGGCGTCTGGCTGACGATCTCGAACCGGGAGAGGGCGTGTTTTCGCAAATGTCGGTTCGACTCGTCCTTAAAATCGACCACCAGGCACACGTTGGGACCGGATTTCTTCTCCCGCAGGCCACGACCGATGCGCTGGCGGTGGGCGACTTCAGCTTTGCCGCCGCCGGCAATCACCACCATTCCGACCGCCGGCACATCGACGCCGACATCGAGAATGTTGGTGCCGATCAAAACGTCGATCTTGCCGGCTCTGAGCAAACCCAACGCTTCGTCGCGCTCGCGCTGGTTCTTGTCTCCATAGATGTAGCGCGACCGCAGCCCGACTTTCTCGAACGCCTCCTGAAGGATTTCCCCGTGAGCCTTGCGGACCACCAGGACCATAGCTGTGAGGCCGTAGGAAGCTCCCCTGACCACCTCCTCAATGATCCGCTGGTTCCGGGTAGCATCCTCGACGATGCCTAGCTCCACGGCCCTCTGGTAGGGCGTTCCCCTCGTCAGAAGCCGGGAGGACGTCTTGTGGGTGATGAACTTGAAAATCGGCCGGGAGAGAATCCCCCGCTCGATCAGGAGCTTTTCGCCCACTTCGATGCCGATCGGCCCGAAGGCCGCCTTGAGGCGCATGTTGGCCTCGTCATCCTCGCGCATGAACGGGGTGGCGGTGAGCGCCAGGCGGTATTCAGCCCTGCGACAATGGCGGATGAACTCGTAGTAGGAGTTTCCCCCGCTCTCGTGAGCCTCCTCGCCGATGAGGAACTGGACGTTTTCCAGGAAGGCGACGGTCTTGTCGCGGATTCTCCGTTGACGCATCGCAGCGGCGCTTTCGTCGTAGGGCTCCGGGCAGGCGAGGCGCTGGGCGAGCGTGGGGATCATGGCGACGTTGAGGGCAGGGGAGGGGTCCCACTCCCCGTCACCCATCACGCCACAGGCCATGCCGCTCTCTTCGAATGAGCGGTGCATCTGATACATCAGGACTTTGCGCGTGGTTACAAAGAGGGCCGGGCGCGCGATCCGCGCCACGGCGAGCTTAGCGACCCTCGATTTGCCCCCACCCGTCGCGAGCCTGGCGACACACATTCCGCGCTGAAGGAGCCGCTCGACAGCCTCGCGCTGATAATCATATCGCGGGTCATCGCCAAAGGTGTCCACCACCGGATGGGTCGGCCCTAGCGGCTCCGGCAGGGGGCGGCAGACCCGCTGAACCTCGTAGCCATCAGCTTTGAGAGCGGCCTCGACATCGTCCACAAAGCCCCTTGGGAAGGTCGCGGGTCCCCAGTTAAAGAACGTCGAAATTCCGTCCCAGCCACGCGCGCCGGCGTTCGTGAACTCATACCCTTCGACGCGATAGGAAAGCAGGGCCGAGACCCTTCCTTTCGCCTTGTCGTCCGCATGGTAGAGCTTGGCGACCGACGGGTTATATCCGACTTGAATAATGTGCATGGTCCTTGGTAGGGTCTTATACCTGTGCTACTATAAGCAGTCAACCGCGAGAGACAATCCATGAAATTGCTGGCCGCCTACACCGCTTCCTCGGAGGGTCCGTATTACCCACCCTATGTGAACGTGAGTGAAGTCGTCGGCAAAGACGGGCAGGAGATGACCGTCGCGATCACCCTCCGCGAGCCAGCCTCCTTCGATCCCAACGGCAACGCCGTCTGCGGCCAGACCGTCCAGATGAAGCTCAGCGTCGAGGCGTGGGAAAACTTCCTTGCCGAACTCATTAGGACGGCGTGATGCAGACCATCTTCGTCGCCCCCGACAAACTCCATCCCAACCCCTTCAATCCGAACCACGTCTCGGCTGAAAACATGCTCAAGCTTGAGCGTTCGATCACCGAACTGGGATTTGTCTCGGCGGTCGTGGCTCGCACGCTCCCCGATGGAACTATGCAAATCCTGGGCGGTCAGCACCGGGTCGAGATCGCCGCCAAGCTCGGGATCAAGGAAATTCCCGTCTTCGACCTCGGCGCAATCAGTGACGCCAAGGCCAAGAAGGTCAGCCTGGTGGACAACTCCCGCTACGGAACCGACGACGCGATCGCCCTGGCTAAGCTCTATGAGGAGATCGGCTTCTCGTCGGCGCAGTTGGCCGAATTCCTGCCCTTCACGGAGGTCGATTTCAACACGATCATGCGTTCGGTCGAGATCGACCTGGATAGCCTCGAACTCCCCGAGGATGGCGATGACATTCCGCCGCCCAGCGCCAGGCCGCCGAAAACCCACGAAGTCCTGCGCTTCCGGGTCTCCATGGGAGACGCCGAGCGGATCAGGAAGATGGTCGAGACCACGATCCGATCCGAGGGCTTCAGCGACGACGACGAAATGACCGCCGCCGGGGCTGCGCTCGCCGTTCTCCTGTTGAACACTGAGGACGAAGATAGTCAGCCATGATTACCGATATTTCTCTGGTCGCGGTGGAATCCTGGGATGTCGAGAAGGTCATCCCCTATCCGATGAACCACAAGATTCATCCGCCGAAGCACATCTCGCTTCTCACCCGCTCGATCAAGGCCCAGGGCCTGCTCGATCCGATCGTGGTCGACGAAGCTGGGGTGATCATTTCCGGTCACGGACGCTTTGAAGCGATCAAGGCCCTGGAGTGGGTCAAGGTGCCGGTGCGGGTCCTTCGGGGGATTACCGATGAACAGGCCAGCGCCCTTCGGATCGCCGCCAACAAGACCGTCTCCAACGAATACGACGTTGACGTTCTCACCCGCGAGCTACAGGCGTTGTCGCAAGCCTCTTTCGACCTTCTCTCGCTCGGCTTCGACGATCGCGAGCTTTCC